CATTGAAGCCAAATATAGAAATGCAATTAAAACTGGTGAAGCAGCAATTGAGACTGCACAAAAAGCGGTAAATGATATAGAAAAAGAAATATCAGGAATTCAAGATTCTATAGAGAAAAAACAAAGAAATATAGAATTAACTTTTAATAGACCAATTGAGGCATTACAAACCGAGTCTTCTCTTCTTTCTGAACAACTGAAGGATATTGATAGGGCAGCAGAAGGAATTAATGCTAAATACGACTTACAAGAAAAAGCACTTACAAAAATTTCTGAAATTAATCAAGAAATTGCAGAACAAGAAAAGGGAAGACTTGGTCTTGCAGATGCCTTATCACGAGGAGATATAGCCGCCGCCGCTAGTGCCGCACAACAACTTAGAGCAGATGCAGCAAAAAATGCAATGGGAAGAAGTTCTGGTGTCTTGCAGGCAGCAAGAGAAGCAGAAATTTCTGGTTTAAAGAGTGCAACAGGATTAACAAAAGATCAAATTTCTGCAAGACAACTTGAAATTGAAAAACAAGTTTTTGCATTAGAACAACAAAAGGCTACTGCTACAGCAGCCATTCGTGTACAAGAAGATGAAATTTATACAATTCAGCAAGGTCAACTACTTACAAGAAAAAATGCAGTAATTGCAGCAGAAGAAGAATTACAAAAAATTAAAACTAAACTAGCAGATGAACTTGCCGTTAATGAACAAGCAAGACAGTTTTGGGAAGATACAAAAACTGCCGATGATTTAAAAAAGGTTAGGGCTGTAGAATATCAAGAAGAAATTAAAAAAACTCAAGATAAAGCACAAGGAGTTCTTGATAGAATTCTTGCATTAAATAGAACCGTTACAACTACTCATATTATTAAAACAATATATGTTACTGATGATAAACCAGTAACAGTCAAAAAAATGTATGGTGGAAAAATAAAACCTATGAATATGGGTGGAGTGGTTCCTAAATATTTTGCTAGAGGTGGAAGAATGGGTTCTGATACCGTGCCAGCAATGCTAACCCCTGGAGAGTTTGTAATGAACAGAAAGGCTAGCAAAGAATTTGGTCCAATGCTATCAATGCTAAATGAGTCAAAGTATCCATCAATGATAGGATCATCATATGACGGTCAGGGCTCATCAGGAAATATGACATCTATCAGTGATAACTCTAGTAGCGTGTATAATTATAATATTGGAATTACCGTTCCAAAATCAAATGCTAATCCAAACGATATTGCAAGAGCAGTAATGGGACAGATTAAGTATATTGATAATCAAAGAATTAGGGGACAAAGATAATGGCTACCGCCGCATATTTGACGGGTAGAAAAAGATATCAAAGACCACAAGCCCTATTATGGTCTGAGAACGCAGGAACTCTTGTAGATGGACTATATGTACCAACAGGTCTTGAAATAGGCGCTACAGTGCCAGAGGGCACCTCTGAAAGCCTAATAGATCAGTTCTTAATACTTTCTGACCACAATCGTGGAGAACTACAATTTACACCAATTAGAATTGAACAACGCCAAAGAACAATCAATGGAAGAATGAGATCTTACCATATTGCAGATAAACTAAATATGTCTGTATCTTGGAATAATCTACCATCAAGAGCGTACTACCAAGATGCTGGTTTTGACTCTGCTGGAACATCAGATTATAAAAATACAACAGGAGAGTTTACATCAGATGGTGGTGCAGGTGGAGTAGAACTTCTTGACTGGTATGAAAACCATCAAGGTCCATTTTGGATGTATTTAGCATATGATAAATACAGCAACTTTCCAGTTGATGGAGAAATTACAAATGCTTCATACGGACATTTAGCACAATATAATCAAATAATGCAAGTTTATATTTCTGACTTTAATTATTCAGTTGTAAAACGTGGTGGAACTAATCATGATCTTTGGAACATATCGGTAACACTGGAAGAGGTCTAGGGTGTTTGAAGGACAAGAGTTAAAGACACATCTAGAAACATCAGCAACTGTTAAGTTAAAGTCATTAATTTTGGCTGAGTGGAACATGAACATGCCAGATAATATATTTAAACTTGGCAATTATAGATATCGTCCAACAGACAATACATCTCAATACTTTACCTTGCCAAACGATTTTGATTCATTAGATGCTGGTAATTACTACACTGGAGCAACAGATGCAGATGTTGTTGTTGATGGTGGCTTTGAAGATAACAATACCCCCCAAAGTTTTACATTAAAAAAAGATAAACTAAAATTAATATATTCTTTAGAAGATTGCCTAAACCCATTTAGACCAAGATCTGGAATTAACAAAGCAGCATTTTTCAATAATAGATTTTTTGCAAATTCTGGTGCTTCTATGGCACAAAGACCAAGATACTATATGCCATCTAGATATGATCAATTTAGATATTGGACATCTTATAGAACAGAAAATAATATTGAACGAGGAATTGCAAGCATTGTTTCTAATGACTTACATTATATTGATGACGCAGTTCCATTTGTTGTTTACAAAGAAAGTGTGCCAGCAAACAGGCTTGTCGTAAAAATGCAAACAAATGTTGGAGATGTAGATCTTGGACCATTTGCAACAAGCACGGGATCGATACCAGACCCACTATACGGAGACACAAATAGAACAACTCCTGCTAGATGGAAGATTCAATATCTTAAAAACAATCAATGGATAGACGCATACAACTTTAGAGAAAACGATACGCTTGCTTCTGGAGAGCCTATTATTGGATCAGATGGTTATGTAGAGTTAGAGTATGGGTTAATTATTCCAGAAGAATACCGTTCGACTTTTGTATTTGCTCAAACCTTTTCTTCAAGTACTTTGTTGCCAGAATCTAATGTTGAAGGATACGCATATCTTGTAATAGAAAACGCAGGGGACAGAGGAACGATGTACATCTGGACCAATGGAGACTATGCAACATTCTCACCAGAATACGGATGGCAACTAGGATCTGAAACAATTGATTTAAATACAAACTTTATAACAGATTTGACCTCTCCAGCATCATTTGAAAATGATACAGAAGGAGGAGTAACCTATCGTGACTTTGCCTATCTTGATGGAATTAGAATTGTTGTAGATGTTATGAATAAATCTGACTCCACCTTTGATTTAATTGAGATGTCTCCAAGATTAGTAGTTGATATTTCTGATAAGGCTATTGATTATAAAATTACAAAAACATTATCTGATATAGGAATTACGTCTTTACCAGTAGGTCAGTTGCTTGCATCTAATGGTCAACTATCTATATTTGATGATGATCAAGCATTTAACGATCAAAACTCTACTAGTATTATTGCAAACTACGTTAGAAAAAATATTAAATTTACATTTTATGAAATTATTCTTGACGTTGAAGGGTTTGACTATTACATTCCTATTAAAACATTATACTCAGAAGGTTTTCCACAAGCAAATGTTACAGGCGGAACTTTGTCAATAGACCTTAGAGATTTCTTTTTCTTTTTAGAATCAATGCCAGCCCCAAGACTGTTAACAACTCAAGCATCTTTAAGTTATGCAATAACTACTTTACTTGACTATATTGGTTTTAGTAATTATGTTTTTAGAAGGGTTGATGGGGAGTCTGATCCAGTTATTCCGTTTTTCTTTGTTGCGCCAGATCAAAATGTTGCTCAAGTATTAAATCAATTAGCCGTTGCTACACAAACAGCAATGTTTTTTGATGAATATAATAATTTTATTGTAATGAGCAAAGACTACTTAATGCCAACGCTAGATCAAAGAAACACAGACTTCGTATTATCTGGAGTAACAAATCAAACAGATGCGGGTGTTATTCAAAACGCAACATCTGGAAACCTGCCAAATATTCTTTCTATAGCATCAAAAGACAAGAAGATTTATAATGATGGAAAGATTAACTATACTACTAGATATATCCAAAGATCTTATGGCTCAATAAAGCAATCAAGTATGATTGATCAAGATAAGTCTTGGATCTACAAACCTTCACTATTGTGGGAAGTATCTGGAACAGAAAATACAAAAACTATTAATGAAGTTGCATCAAATCAAAGTAACTATGTGTTAGGTGCTATGCCTTTAAACTCTGACCTTACAGTATCACCACCAACAGTTGTTAATCATTTAATGACAAACAACATTCTTGATCTTGGAGAAAATGTTTATTGGCTTACCAGATATCAAGGTTATTTTTATTCTAATGGAGAAATTATCAAGTATGACGCTGTACAGTTTAATATAACTGGAACTGGAAATGTTTTTATTAGTAGCAACCAAGAATATCAAAGTTATTTTTCATCATTACCATTTAATGGAAAAATATATCCAACTGGTTTAGTTCGTATATATGCAACCCCATTCTATGAAACTGTTGATGGAATAACTAGATTGCAAAACGGAGCGGTAGTAGACCATGGTCGTGCACAATTTGGAACAACTATTACATCCCATACCGCAGGAATAGATACATACTGGTCTAACAATGACTATATTCGTGGAGTAGATATGCAAACACAATATCTGTTTACGACACGATTAGACCAAGACGTAACCTACCCATCTACCACGACAGGCGCTGCTGGAGTTAATAATGTGTTGGCAAGACAGACTACTCGTAATGGAGTAATCAAAAATTTTATGGCTACAAACTATTTAACAGAAACTCAAGTGAATAATTTAAAATCAACACAGTCTGGAACTATTCAATCATCTGCTTTTGTAATGAATGGACCATCTTTTAAGACCACAGAAATTCCATTAAACTTTGTTTCTTATGTTTATAAAAATTTAAATAGTGCATATAAACATTTTGGGACTAGGCTTAGAGTTATAGGCAAAATAGAAAACAATACAAGTAGAACACAGACTCCAATTGGCAGCACAACATATTATCAAACATCTGGTACTCAGCCAGATCAAACAGTTAGTATTGGTGGTGGCTCTGGAGGTCTTGCTGTATTGCTTAATCCAGAAACAAATAATGGATATTATTTTGAAATAGTTGCATTAACAGAAGACAACATTAACTCCTACCTAAAACTTGACACAAAAGGAAATGCAGAAAAGTCAATTAATAATATTCTTTTCTATAAAATTAAAAAAGATTCTTCAAATAATAATGCTATTCCAATTAAACTTTGGGGAGGACTTTCTAAGATTCTTGTTGATGATGGTCGCTTTACTGGTCAATACAGAATGGCAGGAGAAGAAAATACAACAGTATATGATTTATCGGTAGAGTATGAAGATATTGGTAAAATAAGAAGATTTTATCTATATATAAATAATAAGTTAATTAAAATTGTTGATGATACAGATCCACTTCCAATTTATAATAATATGGCTTTATTTACTCGTGGCTCATCTAGATGTATGTTTGAAAATATTTACGCACTATCAGAAAACTATTCTCAAAATACAGTGTTTACTGTAGGAGAAACTCTTGCTTCAGCACTGTCAGAAGGCAAAATTAATGCAAACGAATCATTTAGAAAATATGCAATGAGTGGAATTGTCCAGGCTACGCATTTATCTGGAATTAGTGCACAAGAACCTCCAAAATATAATATGTACTTTGAAGAGTTTGGCTCTATTATGCGTGAGTGTGCTTACTTTGATGTTAAGTATGATCGTGCATACCCTGCACTTTATGCTCAACTTTCCCCAACATTTAATAGAATTAAAGGATATACCACATCTGGATTTTTAGCAGATTCATACGGAGCAGAATTTTTAATATTTAATGCTACAGATACTGCTTTAAGTCTTGATGAAACCAGTGGAAACTTTTTAAGAATTCAGGGTGTAACATTTACGCAAGACACAACTCACGAATTAAGTGTTGATGAATACTTTAAAAAACGTGGAAATCTTTCTGACCCAGAGTTTCAGGGTAGTTCATTAATATTTTCACCACTTGTAGAAAAAGCAAAGTACGATGAAATTAGACAAAGCAGAATGATATATGGAAAAAATGAATTTTCAATTGATAGTATATATATTCAAACAGATGATGATGCTCAGGCATTAATGGGTTGGATAATTAATAAAGTTATGCATCCTAAAAAATCAATTGGCGTAAATCTATTTTCAATTCCAACAATGCAACTTGGAGATATTGTAACCGTAAACTATAAAGATTCTTCTGGGCTAGACCTTGTAACACCAGATTCAAACAGGTTTGTAGTATATAATATTGAATACTCTAGAGGCAACTCTGGACCAAATATGACTACTTATTTAGCGGAGGTGTAATATGCCATATGAGTCAGGTGCTTACTTTAGTGAATTTCCCAAAAGTCCACCAATAGAAAAATATACTGTTAAACCAGGAGACACACTTTCAAAAATTGCTAAAGATGCTGGAATAAGTTTAAATGAATTAAAACAATTAAACCCTATATTTACTTCAAATCCAAAATACAAAAATGGAAATATGATTTGGTCTGGAACAAAAGTTAATTTACCTGGCTCTCCAGTTATTCCACCAGTAACTGGTTCTACAGATGGTGATACAGTAACTGGTTCTACAGATGATGATACTGGAGTTTCTTTTCCACCACCAAATGCAGAGCCTGTAACACCAAGCACAATCCCTACTGCCATGTCTCCAGCAGCAGTACAGCCACCACCACCTCCAGTTAAAACAGCACCAATAGACACAGTTTTATTTGATGATGAGGGTACCCCAATTGAGGTAATGACAGACCTTATATTTGAAAATATTGGTGGACACGAATTAATAAATATTGCTCGTAATGATATTGTAAATGGTCAACAAGTGTCTTATCAACCAATAAAAAACTTATCTTCAATACAACAACAATATAATCCAAATAATATTGTTAGCCTTCAGTCAACATCAGATAGATATTTTGCAAACTTTTCTATTAAACTTGAAAATAAAATACCTCAACCTGGAACTGGACCAAGCGGGGCACATGTATATTTAGATCAAGATACAGGAAATATGATTATTGAGGCTATAAACCTTGAGTTAGACGAGCAAATTCAAGTAGAAATAACCACAAGTGGTACAATATATGAAGCGGAATTTGGAGAAATAAACTCTTGATAACTAACACTGGTAAGACTATTATTGGTAAGTATATGCTTGGTCAAGCCCCTGCCTATGCTTCATTTTTGGCTGTTGGCTGTGGTCCTACCCCGTTAGAAACTGGTGATGTAGCCGATAACTTTGCAACAAAAGAAAACCTTGATTTTGAAATGTTTCGTGTTCCAATTTCGTCTAGAGGTTTTGTAAATGAAGGCGGTATAAATAAAATTGTTTTAACAGCAGAACTACCAACAGAAGAGAGATATGAGATATCTGAGGTAGGTTTATATTCTGCAGGCTCAAATCCATCTGCTGGCGCTTATGACAGCAAAACAGTATTTGCATTTACTACTGGAGAAAACTGGCAACATCATACCGCTTCTGCAGCAACAGCAATTGATACTGTTACAGCACCGCTAGATGATCCAGAAGATGATAATGTGATTGCAGTAGCAGATCCTGTTTTTCAAACAAATGCTGATAACTCAATTTTTTATAAATCTTCTCGTGCAAACAGATATGAAAGATGCAGATTTTTAAATAATGTAATTTTAATTCAAGGAGATGACTCAGATCTTACAGTAAGCGAAGATAGCGGTCCAACTCTTGATCACTTTGTAATTGAAGAAGGATCAAACCATATTCACTTAACTGGAGCAAATATTGACTTTACAAGAAACTCTCCAATAGATGAACTTAGACTGGCATTTTCTTTAGTAAGCAAAAATGGAAACTCTAGTGC